GCAACCAAGGAATACACCTACGACACCCGTTGCCGTGACAGTCGTGGTGCCTGCTTCTTTGACAATAGTAGCACCCGAAATACGAACGATGTCGCCGTTGTAAATCGAAGTGTTGTAGTTGCTTGCAATCGGGAGTTCACGAGTCTGACCCGCGAACACCTGACCACCGATCAAATTGATCGGCTTTAGCCCGTAAGGGGCCGATACAGTCGGAAAAGCCATGTTTAGCTCCAAAAAGTTTAGATTAACTTCCCTTCCCGAACGAACTTGAAGATTTCCGCTCATTAAATAGCGGCATCCTTGGATCGTTCTGGCGCATCAGGCTGTTGTCTACCGACTCCATCTGTCCTTCGGACTGCTTCTGATAGTAGCCATTACGCTGATCTACCAGCTCTTGCGGAGTCTTGCAAAGCAACAACCCGCCAACCTCGATATTGTCCTTAAAGCGACTATCGGGATCGACTAGCAGTTGGAACTTTGGTTGCTCCTCGATCTTCACTGGCTCCCAGCCTTCCCGTAGTTTGGCGGAAATATTGCGTGGGTCTGCCTTGCTCAACATCGAGACGCGAATCCATCTATACGCAAAGCCGGGTTGCTTATCTGGTTCTGGCAGTAGCTCCGGCGGCGTCCACTGCTTAGGACGCTGCGCTTCGTTACGACTATCAATGCTGCGTGGTGTGCGGTTCTCAGCCATTTATCTACCCTCCAATTTCATCATTTCCTGTACGTACTTCTCCAGTGGCACGTTCAATCTTTTTGCCGTATTGACTGCCGTTTGCGATACCTTGACTTTTTTGGAGCCGGTGCTTCGCGTAGCCGGAGCTACTACAGGAGCGGGCTTCTCGCGCTGGGGTTTTGATTCCTGCGCAGGGGCTGTTTCCCGATCCGCAAATTGCTCTGGGAATCGACGACGCATTGTTTCGTCAACCTTGGTCCAGTATTCGTCCGTGGACGGATATGACGCCCCGTACTGATTGACTAACTTTTGGTGCAAGCCCAGAGCCAAGCTAGTCATTTCCTCGTCCTTACCGAACCATTGATTGCGTTCTTGCCACGCAACTGCCCTCTGGTCAGGAGGAGGTACTGAATTGGCAACAGGTTTTACATCACTTTCTTCCTGTTGTCTAGACGGAACAAAATCTTCCACCTTCTGAAGCTTGAACTGCGCCTTGCTCAAACGCTCTTGCGCCTCAAGCAACTGATCAGCATCACCAAGATCGTAGGCTTCTTTGTAAGCCCTCTTGGCCGCGCTCATCTCTAGCTCTGCCGCGTTCTTCGCTGTCTCTACAAAGATCTGTTCGCCCGTAGATAACCGGCTTTTCAGAGCATTGTTTTCTTCTACCAGACGCTTGGCATACGCCAACGCTTCCTGCTGTTCACGTAGCGCCTTGTCTTTCTCGCGGCGCTCGTCGTGATACACCTTCCTCATTTGCTTCAGGCGTGTCTTGACGTTGTCGGAATACTCCTCCAGCTCGTCATTATCAAGTTCATCGACGATCTCCTTTGGCATCGGCTCACGGCCACGATCTTCGGGCGGTGTGTCGTCTTCAATCTCGAACTCGAACTTCTCTTCAGCCTCGGGTTTGCCCTTGGCTTCTAATTCGTCCGGGAACTGAAATTCGTCTTTATCCATCTATGTTTCTCCTTTGTTAAGCGCGGGAAATGCCACGCGGGTCTTGCACTACCGCCTCAACACAGTCGTCGTTGATGAGTCGGAACTCGCGACCATGAATCTTGAGCCGCGTGCCAGTGTTCGGACGGGCGAGAATAAAATCCCCCTCCTTGCACCACGGACCATTCGGGAACCGCTTGTCGTCTCTGTAACAATCGGGACCCAGCTTGATGACAAAAAAGACAGTTGCCAGTACCTGTTCTTCATGTTTGGTGGCATCTGATTTCAGGAGGCCGTTGTCAAATTTGTCCTCTACTTCCGGCAACGCTACGAGGATGTGATACCCCGTCGGCTCCGGCAGTTGTCTTGCTTTCTCCTCCGCTGTTTCTGGCAGCGTTGAAGTCTCGCCATCTTGGCTGGCGATTAGTAGTTCACTCATCCGAATACTCCATTATGTGCGTAGATAACCGATCTACGACCGGCCCGCCCCCATCGGGAAATGCAATTTGCCCTTGATCCGGGAAAAGTGCGGGGTTAAAAATATTGCCTTTCTTTACGTTCTCTAATTCAGATAGCGGCTGAAGATTCCACCAAACATGCAATCCGCAAACTTGATCTGAAATTAATGGAACGATATGGTCGACATGAAATACTCGCCCAAGCAGTTCTTGTAGCTGCTGAGTAAGGGCGTAAATTTGCACAGTTTTGTTTTTGTGCTTTCCGCCTATCCAAGATGGAGTTGCCCGCAAACGAGCAGCATGGCGGATTGAAGCCTGCTTTCTCCATATTGAAATTTGATCATCTGTTGTCTGTGACAAGATTGATATCTTTTCATTTAGACGTTGCAGATTTCTTTGTTTGTTTTGTTCTCGCTTTGCTCGTTTGTAAAGATTGCCTTTTTCAGACTGATACCATCTTGCGGCTGCCTTTGCCTTTTGCTCTTTCCTAGACCTCTGATATTCAAGATCACAAGCCTTACATCTGCTAGACAAATAGCCTGCATAGCGATTGTCTTTGTAAAACTCAGAATCAGGCTTTTCAGTGTTGCATTTTTTGCAAAACTTAATCATCTGAATACTCCATATTCTTGGCTAAATCAAGAATAAAGCCCTCTGTCAGCGATAGACCCCGGATTTCGCCACAGAGTTTTTGGTACTCGGCATAGTCTTTGGCCGCATTGTTGGCTACGGCTTCAACTACTTGGTCACGCTTTTCTCGCACCTGTTTGAGCAGCACTTCTAGCGTTTTGTCCATCAGTTACTCCTTCCTGCGTGTTTGCGCCATGCGCGTCATTTGGTCTTGCGACTTGGCTATATCGATGCCCATGCGAACGCCAGCCTCTTCTTGACGAGCCTCCAGATCCGCCTTGTCTTTTGCGACTTTGGCACCGACCTGCATACCAGCGATTTCTTTTTGTGCTTCGATACGATCCTTCTCCAAGTCCAACTTGTCCGCCTGAGCGGTGGCATCGATTTGCAGCTTCTGTGCTTTGAGCTGCAACTCCTGCGCTTTGAGCGCAAGTTCTTGCTGTTGCATTTGAACGATCGGGTCTTGCGCAGCTTGTTGCGCTTGCTGTTGTGCAGCTTCTGCCTGATCCTTCTGCAACAATTTGGCCGCAGCAGCAGCCATCATGCGAGATACCTCGACTTCCATTTCCTGCGGCAATTCCTTGTCCATATCTGGCAACGGAACGCCCAACTGTCGCTCGATCTCGATGCGGTATTGGAAGGCTACGTGCTCGTTGATGTGAGCCATAGCCGCTGCCATGATGGTGTTTGCCTGCGGGTTTTGCCCGATGACAGCCGCCATCTTTGGGTCCTGCATCGCTGCTTGGTGAACAGCAATGTGCGCTTCGTGATCCTGATAGATGAACGCCTTTACCGGCTTGCCGTTAAGGATGTTCATGTTTTCCGACACTGGGTCTTTCGGCTTAATATCTTCCGCGCTCGGCACCAGCTTGCCGATGTTCTTGATGCCTAGAACTTCCAGCATCTGACGGTTCAACTCCACCATGTCGTAAATCTGTGGGTTCTGCTGCGCCATCTGCATGACCGCTTGGTACTGAACCACCTTCTGCGCCATCGTGGCCGAGTTAGGATCAGATACTGGAATCACATCCACATCGTCGTAGTCCGACTTCTTCGCGCGCGGCGTACCCTCGACTGGCACATAGTCGTACTCGTCAGGGGTGTAGTCGCGAATGATGTCCTTCAGCAGTTTTAGTTCCTGCTTCATCGCGTAGTGGATACGCGCTTGCACTGCCGACATCACTTTGAGCGTGCGCTCGAGGATTGCCAGCGTTGTGCCAACAGGAGAGTTGGCCGACATGTCTGCGATCTTGAGGTCTGCCGCCGCTGCAAATCGGCGACCTTCCTCAACGATCTGATTCATCAATCCAAGAAGAACTTGGCTCGGCTCTTTATACGGAAGTGGGAGGATGTTGTCGCGGATCGTACCGGCGGCGACGTCCACATCTCTGAACTCGCCGGGTGCAATTGGAGTGTCATCTCCCTTGACCCGCATTCCCTTAGTCTTAAGACCGCCCGGAAGGTTCGATAAAGTGCCAGCATCAACAAGCTGCCGAATAATAGAAGTACCAGACTTAGCAAAAGCACCGATAAGGTGAATAAGGCCGAAGGCATAGAATCCAAAGCCGGGTATATACGGGTAGTGAACAAAGTGGTTCCTCTTCTGGTAATTGTCGTCTTCTGGACGCCAGTTACGTCTAATAGATAAAATCTCTTGTGAAGTTTTTTCGATAGTTACAATGTATGGCAGACCAATCTCGGTATCCTTGCCATCATCGTCTTTGTCTTCATACCCCGGCAGGTCTAGATAAACCTGTATCTCCAGCAGCTTGTATCTATCGTCCGCAGTTGCGCGGAAGCCCATCTTCTCCGCGATACGCTTCTCAATATCGTCCAGCACATTCTCTGGCTCTGGCAGATCAATGTCCCGATAAAAGCCAGCCACCATCAGTCGGCGCAATTCATTCTTTGTCTTACGCATCACGTGCGTCACACGTGGGCTCGACTCTAGATTACTCGCGCCATACGGCACCACTACATCTTCAGCCGGTACGAATACCGATACCTGTCGGCCTAGCGACGGATCGAAGTAAACCTTCTTGAACGCGTTGCCAGCGAGACCCAAGCCCCACAGCATGCGCTCGTGCTCTGGCCGGTATTCGGTCATCACTTCCGTGAGCTGGAAGTTCATATCATCCCGAACGCGCTCCGCAGCATCCTTCTTCTCTGGTGTTTCCTTGCCGATGATCTTCGTCTTCACCGGCCCCGAGGCTGGAAACGTTTCCATAATCGTTTCCGCCTGAAACTTAACAAGTGCTTCAGATAGCAACGGATGGTAGACGCCACAAGCACCCTCCCAAGGTTCTGACCGCTCCTCGATCTTCATGCCCAGCAACTCAAGACCGTCTACATATGTCTGCATCCAGTCCTTGCGGGAGTCAACATCTTCCTGCACATCGGCCAGAAGGTCTGATGCCAGCGTTTGCAGGTCATCTTCGGACATCTCTTCCGCCAAGTTGGCGCTGAATTCGTCCGGGATTTCAACCTTCTCGATCTCTATCTCAAGCCCGCCAAGGCCGATATGCACGGACTCCGGGTCTTCAATCTCAATCTCTATCGGCTCTGCGTCGAGGACATCATCCTGCATGCCACTTGGTAGTTGGTACAGCGCCTTGTCAAAATTTGTCGCCATGATCAATCCTCATAAAATCCGTAAGCCCAGCACACAGCCGAGATACGAATACCTTTAGTTACGGGGGCGACCCGGTGCATTGCGGTTGAGTCAAACACAATGATGTCGCCTTTGTTTTTTAGTGCGTTGTCAGTCTTGTCTTTAATCTCAAGCTGCCCGCCCTCAAACTCGGACGGGTCATTTAAGAGCATACATAGCGAGACGCGCCGTTGCTTCCCGTCTACAGGCGGGAGCACGTCGTGATGCCACCAGTAGTGGTCTGCCGTCTCATACTTCAGAATCTGTGGGATATCGAAGCCGCAAATTGACTTGCTCCACTGCGTCCTGCTGTTGCCGTCGATCATGTAGTTTTTGCAGACCGAGCCGAGCGGGGACATTAGGTGCTCCGGCAAAATCTTAACCCTGCGAAGTCTTGTAGATTCCGCGCCAGATTCTTCCCGCGTTGTGCCCATCCCAGCGTGCGACCAGTCCAGACTCTTGATAACGTAGTCACAAAACTCAGGCGGCATAGCCCGCTCGTAGTACATAAACGTAGAACCAAGCATTAGTAATAACTCCTTTTTACGCGGGCAAACGGCTGGTCTTCCTCATCAGAATCCAACCGCAAGAACCCGCCTTGCCGAAACCGTATCAGCGCCTGCACTCCCGAGTCCATCAAGTCATCATGCTCAGCGTTCGGGAAGCGCGCAAACTCCTCCACCACATCCTCCGCCCACCGACGGTCAGGTGTCCACACTTTACCGGAAGAAAATAGGTCTGTAACGCTGTTAAGACGTACGAACTTGTCGTTGCCACGTGTCGGCGTGAAGTCCTGAACCATCACCCCCATGCGCCGTAGCTCAAATATCAGGGGTGTACCCGCCGCTTTCGCTTCAATAATGCAGCTATCCGGCTGCCATTCGTCGTACAACTCCTTTGCCTTCTGCTTTAAGTCCGGGAATTCCACCTTCCCCTTCCACGCATCCAGCAAAATGATGTTCACATCGTTTTCATCCTCGTCTTTTCGGAATACACCCCACGTCGTACACGCAGAATAGTCACTTCGCTGGTTCTTTGTGTACGCAGTATCCCAACTCTGGATGATAAAGTCGCATGCCGGTGGTCTATCCTTCTCCCAGACCTGCCACCAGTCCCGTTTTACCAGCGCACCTTCCTCTCCCGTAGGCTTTTGCTGGTACTGAGCGTTCCATTTGTACGGCGGAAGCTCCTCTTTCAGCGCCATCAGCTCGTCTATAGACCAAAACTCAGGCCACAGACTGCTGCCAGACGGCAAAATCGCAGGAAATTCGATCACTTCCCACTCGGTCGAGTCATTCTTCAACACTCGGCCAGTCAAATCCTTGTCCGACCAGCGCGTCATCACCACCACAATCGCCCCGCCCGGCTGTAAACGCTGCCGTGGACCAGACGTGTACCACTCATACACGCTATCAAAGACCGTCGGATCCCCCTGCGCCAGCCTCGCCTCTTGTTCCGAGTGCGGATCGTCAATAATCAGCAGGTCTGCACCCTTACCGGTAACAGTACCACCCACACCAATCGCAAAGTAATCCCCGCCATGACTGGTTGCCCACCGGCCAGCCGCTTTCGAATCCACCCGCAGGCCCACCCCCGGAAAGATTTTGCCGTACTGATCACTATCTACTAGGTTCCTGACCTTCCGACCAAACCCCACCGCCAATTCAGCCGTGTTCGACGTCTGGATTACCTTCTTCTCCGGGTTGTTACCCAAGAACCACGCTGGCAACAGATAACTAGCAAACTCACTTTTCGTATGTCGCGGCGGCATGTTGATGATCAGCCGCTTTAACTTCCCCTGCGCTATCTCCTCAAACTTCTTCGCCATCACCGCATGGTGCCGACCATGTATAAACCCCGGCCACATCTCTTTCACAAACGACATAAACGACTTCTGCGCCCGCTCACGTACCAGCGCATCCTTATACTGCCCCACCTGCTCCAGCAACTGCTCCTGCTCCGCCGCCGGTAGCCGACTTATCAAATCAGCTAGATCCATCACTCCAGATCCCTAAACTGTATATACACAGGCCGTACACTCCTAAAACTCCCCGTCACCCGCTTCACCACACCCAACTTCACCAGCCGCTTAATTATCTCCTGCGTATTCCCCATCCCGCCCTTACCACGTATCCGACAAATATCCCGTATAGACGGCCCAAACCCATACTTCCGCCACCACTCATCTATCACCAAAAACACCTCCTTCTGCGCAGGCGTCATATCTACCCCCATACATTCCTCATACGTCATCTCCCGCCGACGCATCACCATCTCACGATTTATCTCAATCCGCTCTTTGTTGCTTTTCTTGAAATGTGGTAACGTTACCATGTTTCTCATTTGCTAACATCACTATTTTCGCCAAAAATATCCCCCCGGGGGTCTGCCGTTTCGGAGGACAAGGGGGGTGTTTCGCTAGATGGCTCGTCGCGTTGGGTGGTGCAAATTAGCGCATCGGTAAATTCTTGGGATGGGGTGTGTGGAATACTATGTTCATGCGAGCCGGAGTCCCATTCCGGATTTGGGGTGGT